GTGGAGGTGATACTGGAGCTGTAACACTCACACTTGACACTGGTTCAGCCCACTTTACTACTGGTGTTGGTAAGTTGGCTGGCGGATCTGATACACAAATTCAATTTAAGAGTGGATCAAGTAATTTTAGTGGATCAAGTAACTTTACATTTGATTATGTTAATAATAGCGCTAGACTAACTGGATCGCTTAACGTATCTGGATCTTCTATATTAACGGGATCCTTCAATATGCAAGGTACTGCTACTATTACTGGATCTTTATTTGTATATGGAGTATTATCAAGCTCAGGAAGTATTGTAACATCAGGTAGTTTAACAATAGCATCAGGATCAGCAAATACTAAAAACGATACTTCACTTTACTTTGGTGAAAGTGGATCAAATGGAAGTTGGAGATTCTCTTTAACAAATGGTACAATGTCATTACAAGTACACAGTGCTTCTATATATCAAACAAAACAAGAATGGACATAATATATGGCAACTAAAATAATAGGTAATACATTCATAAGCGGAGCTTTGGATGGTGGAGGGTCTGGTCACATACTCACATATAACACTCAATCCGGAGCGCTCACATATACAGCTTCATCAGCAATTGGTGGAGGAGGAGGTTCAGCTGCTGGGAGTCAGTATAGTGTTCAGTATAATGCAAATGGTGCAGGTACATTTGGTGGTGATAGTACTTTCACATATGATGCAACTTTATTAACACTGGCAGTTGCTAGATCTAGTGAGATTTCAGCACCGTCTCAATGTTCACTTGCAATCGGCCAGAATTTAAGTGCCAAAGGTATTAACTCAATTGTTATGGGTGATGATTGTTCAACCAATAATACAAATTGTTTTGCTGGTGGTTATGATGCACAAGCAAATAGTTATTCATCAATAGCATTTGGTATTGGTGTTAGAGCAGCTGGATCTGCTTCAGCTGCTTTTGGAATAAGTAATATAGTTAGTGGTAGTGCATCTATAGCAGCTGGTGATAATAATACTATTCTCGGTAATTCAACAATTGTTGTTGGTAGTGGAAATACAGTAGCTGCACAAGCTTCAGCTGTTTTTGGTAGCACTAATACTAGTATAGAAGGATTAAATAATTTAGTAGTTGGTAATACAAATATATCTACGGCTGATTCAAGAAATTCTCTTGTAGTTGGTCAAGGTAATGGTGTTACTAATGCCTATTCAGCTACTATAGGAGTAGATAATCAAAACTCCGGATCGGGTACACTTGTTGTTGGTAGTGGTAATAGAATGGTTAATACAGCTGCATTGGCTATTGGTACTTCAAATTTTTCCACTCAAGCTAATTCTTTTTTAATTGGTTTTAACCTAAGTGCATCAAGACAGTACCAATCATTTGTTGGTAAATATAATAACGCTACCAGTACTCCCGATGGAGCTCCAGATGGGTTATTATTTGGTGTAGGTGGTGGTACTACAGTTACTAGAAAAACAGTATTTGCAATTACGGTTGATCAAGATGGAAGTGGTAGTATGCGTATACCACATAACACAACTGATCCTGCAGGTGCTCAAAACACACTTACCACAGGATCTATGTATTACGATATTACATTAAATAGAATTCGAATTTGGAATGGTAGTGCTTGGAGAACTATAGCTACCACTTAATAGTACTAATTAATTTAATTAACACTAGTACCCTTTTCATAAAGGATACTATTTATAATAAACTAAACATATGGAGCCGCTAAAAACCTTAAAGGGTTTGTTTGTGGTTTTACTTATACTGAAGGCTTTATCTGGTTTTACACAAACAGCCTGCGAATCATCAGAATCTTATTTAGAACACTTTGAATACGGTACACCATCCTTCATTCAACTATATACTGGAGGATATTGTATAACCGATTCAATCTCTGACACCACAATATATATGCGCTTTTATCCCTTAGGAAAAAATGGCATAATATACTGGGGTTACTCCTCACCACAAGGTTATCCACTTACAGTTACAAATATATCAATATACAACTCAGCGTGTATACTAATCTCTAATGGACAAATCGTCGGAGGATTGGACAATTCGCTATACTACATTCGATTCGATCTTAGAACTGAGTATATCGATAATTTCTGCCCATACTTTACACCATTCAATCCCTTAGCTGTGAAGTTTGGATTAATAAAAGCTGAGAAGGTGAACAATTTAATTAGTGTCAATTGGGTAACCTTATCTGAGAGCAATAGTAATTACTTTGTGGTTGAGTATAGCTACGATATGCAAAGGTGGACACAGACAACAAACACAGCAGCAGCTGGAAATAGCTCACTTGCACAATATTATAATACTTCATTCACTCCGGCCTACGTTGGATTAATCTATATTAGAGTTGTTGAGTATGATTATAATGGAAGTACAACTATCAGTGATCCAATTTACCTTGAATTCAATTCGAATACTATTTATAATAGACTGGGATATGATTTAGCCGGCCGATTAATTAATATTACAAACTAATATGAAAATAAAAATAGTAATATTTAAAGCCTTTAATTACATATTCAGAGCACTTGATACAAAACCCAATAGCGCATCCTTACGTAAACTAATAGCTGTTTGGACTATGATATTAGTCACAATAGTACATTCTAGATTTGCATCAGCTACAACCATCGATTCAATTTTAATGATTGATTATCTATTCATAGCAGTATTATTAGGTCTTATTACAGCTGAAAACATTATATTCTTTATACAGAACAAAAAAGATTCAAACAACTCAGTAAAAAACAGTGATCCAGAAGTTTAACCGTTGCTTTTCTGGTTTATTTTCGTGATATTTAAAATAAAAACAATATGGTTTTAGTACTATCAATTACAACAGTAAGCTTATTAGCCGGAGTTGTTTATCAAACAATTAACAAGTCTAAGTTAGAAGACAAGCTTCAAGATGAAAAAATTAAGCTGGCAGCAACAACTAAATACGCCGAATCATTAGCTTTAAAGCTAGATGGCGTTCAAAAGGCTTTGGATAGATGTCAAGCAACCTCAACCGAGCAGACACCAAACAAGAAAAACAAAACACCTAAGCAGGCATAATTATGTCTTGCTACACAAGGTTAGTTGAGTCTCACTTTCTGAGAAATGCGGAAGCTGAATTAAGCTTAGCACAAGAAGCATTGAGAGCTCAACTACCCTTCGATGAGGATGCAATTGGCTTAAACTTTAATCGGAAGTATAGTAAAGCGCTTTATGAGTTTTACTTATCGGTGCTTAATTGCGTTGAGGATTTCGAGATGGCTCTGCAAGATGAATACATGGTAAATTATATTCAAGACGAATATATAATCCTCTTATTCTCATGTAGAAAGAATTTAGTCCAAGAAGCTTTATTATACACACACCACATTAATGGCGATGTTGCGTTTTTCCAAAGTCGTCATCGAGTAAAAAACAAATACGTACATACTGCGATGATTGATACTAGATTTACAATTCCACCTTGCACTACAAACTAGCCTGTTGCTTATTTGATATAAGATAGGTATATTTACTATAAACCTAAAAAATCTATATTATGTTAGTTCTAGATTGTAATCACTGTGGTACTCCAGTAAAAGCTAATGATGACGCAGTAAGCGTAACTTGTCACCAATGTGTAATTGAGTCTTGGGAGGCACCACCAAAAGTTGAAAGAAAGCGTACTGGTTACCCAAAAGGCTGGAAATTTATGAAACAGTTCGTTCATGCAGATGGTACTGTCTATAATAAAGGTGTAGAGCAGCCAACACTCAAAGGAAAGTTTAAACCAACTGAGATTGTAGTGAAAGTTAAGAAGTCTGTCAAAGAAAGAGAAACAGAGAAGTTTGAAGCTGGAGTTGCAGTAGCAAAGCTTAAAAAGGAATTAAAGAAAACAACTAAAGCAGCTGATCAAGCAAAAATACAATCAAAAATTAAAAAACTACAATCATAGTTATGAGTTTAACAGCCGAACAAATTGAATCAAATTTCAGACAGTTACTTAACTTAGTGGATAAGTATATTACTGGACCGCGAAAAGAGCAATTAAAAACACTATATCTAGACCACACAGACCGCATTATGTTTATGCCGGCATCTGGTACAGATCATCACCACAATGCATTTCCTGGTGGATATGTTGATCATATTATCCGTGTTGTTTATTGCGCATTAGAAGTTAAAAATCTATGGGCGTCAGCTGGAGCAGTTATTGATTACTCAGATGAAGAATTAGTATTTGCAGCATTAAATCATGATCTAGGTAAGATTGGTACAGAAGAAGCTGAGCAGTATACGGTAAATGACTCTGAGTGGCACAGAAAGAACCTAGGTAAGTTGTATAAGTATAATCCAACAAACGCATTTATGCCGGTACCTGAGCGTAGCTTATTCTTATTGCAGGCTCGAGGTATTCCAGTTAGCTTTAACGAGTATTTGGCAATTCGGATTCATGATGGACTATATGATGATGCGAATAAGCCTTATTATATCTCACACTCAAAAGAATCTAAACTACGTTCAAATCTACCAATTATAATTCATCATGCAGATCATATGGCATCTAGGATTGAGTTTGAAAAGTGGAATAACAATGAACCACAACAAAAGAAAGTAACAACAAACTCAAAAGCAAAGCCAAACTTAGCTGAAAGCTTGTCTGATGAACAAAAAGAAGATTTAAAAGGTGTTTTTGATAAGTTATTTAACTAAAAATGATAGCAATTATAATAATATTAGCAGTATTACTTGGAATAACCGCATATTTAGCGTATATTACTTATGTTAAGTATAAGCGTGCTGTTCAATACGCCGAAGCTTATGTTCGATTTATATCTACATTATACTTTAAGTTTTTGGAAGTTCAAAAAACAATGCATGATATAGATATTCACGGTTCCTTTGAATCGGATGATGAAGTTGGACATACGTTTAATGCGTTAAAAGATTGCACAGACGACTTGTATAAATTTATATCGAGATATGTCAATGCAGGAGAAGAAGAAAAGAAAACCGAGGACAAGTAAAAAAAAGCAATACTTTGGACCTGAGGTAGATTTAGCAATTATACGGTATGCGGAAAGCATAGACCCTATAGAAAAAAGCTTAATATATGATAGAGAAATAAAGTATGCTTTTAATAAGTTAGTTGAAAATATAATTCACACTTTTAAGTTTTATTATACTGACAACCAAACCTTAGAAACAGTACAACATGAGGCCGTTACCTTTCTAATAGAGAAGATACCAAACTTCACTAAAGGAAAAGGTAAGGCCTTTAGTTATTTTTCTATAGTAGCTAAAAACTACTTTATTTTGCAAAATGGAAAAAATTTTAAAAAGTTAACACAATATGATAAAATATCATCTTATGAAGATTCTCCGGAGATATCGGTTAGTCACGATGATAGTGTTAATATTGAAGCCTTCATAAAGGAGTTTGTTGAATACTGGGATAGTAACTTGGAATATTGTTACGATAAGAAAGTTGATTGTATAATTGTAGGTGCAATAGTAGAACTATTTAGACGTCGTGAAACCTTAGAAATATTCAATAAAAAAGCATTGTATATTTATATAAGAGAGATGACAAACGCTTCAACACAACAAGTTACTCGAGTTGTCAAATCACTAAAAGATAAATACAAGAGTATGTATGAAGATTACGATAACTTAGGATACATCCCAAAACAAATTGTATATTAATGATTATATTATTTAGTAAAGAAAAGTTAATAGGCTTCCTTGAGTGGGAGAAAAAAGCATGGGAGAATATTGGTGGTGGTGCAAATATGAATGCATATCACTTTGATACATCAACTATGGACCACGCTAAACTAGAAGAAGATGGCTACTATGATAACGTAGATGCTTGGATAGCTGGAGTACAGTTAAAAGCTATTGATGAATTAATAACAGAGGTTAATTCTGCACCGGAGCCAATAGTGAAGTTTTAAACTTCCCATTATTTATATATATGGATAAAGACTCAATCATATTTGGAGAGAAATCATTCTCAGACTTACTGCAAGATATATATGCAAACAGTAGAAAGAAGGATACACAAATAAACGGCTTAATTGATCAATTGAAGCCACTAATAAAAAATGTAGCTGATGCAGCAATGATGGTACCATTAATTAAGGAATACCTTGAAGTATCTGTAAAGAATGATGAACATTTAGTTCGACTAGCTGCAATCGTACAACGACTACTAGTAGCAGCTGGCAAAGGTGATTCTGAGGAAGGTGGCCTATCCTTAGTAGAGCGACAGCAATTAATGAGTGAAGCACAGGACCTTTTAGATAAAGCAGCATGAGTTTTTTTAAAGGGTTTGGTGAATTATATGTTAAAACTGGTGGAACATCTGGTGCAAGGAGTGCTTCACCATTAACAGGCTTAGCTATCGTACAAGAGATTATATTATCGGACAGCAACTCCCCTGCAGACGTTGGTAAAATTCGAATTAAACCAATAGACTCCACTAACCGTGGTCCGGATGATGAACTAGAGTTATATGCATATCCAGCTGATAGGCGTAGTATAAGTTACCCACTTCCAGGAGAACAAGTATTCATATTCGTAGCCATTTCTGATGAAGTTGATGATAAAGGTAAGGCAACCCAATCATTATATTATACTACAAATTTAACACAAAACAATAGCATAACCTATAATGTACTTCCAAATATAGGAAATCGAATAAGTGAACCAAATAACCTTAGTAAAAAGATAGCGAACTTTACACAAACACTACTAAAAAAGTTTAATTCAAAACTAAGTTCAATTGATAGTTTTGTTAACTCAAACAGTAAGAATGGTGTTGAGGGTGTAGAAGTTAAAGAGCGACCATCCCTTCAACCCTATCAGGGTGATGTTATACACCAGGGAAGATTTGGTCAATCAATCCGATTTGGTAGTACTAGTGGTGGCGCAGATGACCCATCACCATGGTCAAAAGAGGGACTACCTGGAAATCCAATTACTATATTAAGAGTACATGATCAAATAGTTGATGGTGATGTAACCTATGTTACAGAGGATATTAATAAAGATAATTCATCAATATACCTAGCTAGTACACAAAATATACCTCTTAAATTAAATTGTGGTACTAAGATGTTATCGTGGCAAACAACATATAAATTAGAACAACCTTCATCTGACGCAGTTAAGAAAGCCAATATAGCAACAAGTAAATCAACCTCAGCAGCTGCATACCTATCTGCAGATAAGATAGCTGCTGATCAAGCAGCTGCAGCAGGAGCAATCGCAGAAGGATTAGCTGGAGCTGCTACACCAATCATTCAAGGAGGTACTTGGCAGGCAATAGCAGCTAATTATATATCTAAAAATGAAGGATTCACCCCATCAGCAAAGTGGGATGAAAACACTTATCGTGGAGGTTATGGTAGTGATAAGGTGGTTAAAAATGGTGTACTAACAACAGTAACAAGTACTACTACTTTTACAAAGCAAGAAGCTATTGACACATTGCGTGATTACTCAATACCAAAATATAGTAGTCAAATTATTAAGGATCTAGGACAAGCTAATTGGGATAAATTAAACGATAATCAAAAAGCAGCTTTAGTTTCACTAGGCTATAATGTAGGAGCGTATTTCGTAGGAGCTAGATCTTATGGGAAAAAAATAAAAAAATATATTGAGAGTGGTAACTTGAAGCTAGCAGGAGAAACAATATTCACAGATGGTCCAAAGTCTGGAGCTCAGAGTGGATATCTACCAGGATTAGAAAGGCGAAGAAGAGAGGAATCCCAAATGTTTTTAACAGCTGTATAATATGTCTGAAGTTCAATCACCCTATAGTGTTCCACCTCCCGCAGCTGCAAGTAAAATTGCATCAGTTACAGCAGCTAGTCATACCGCATCACAACAAACTCTACTGGAAGTAGAACCAAGAACATCCTACCTAGATTTTCCAATGCAGGATCAGGAGTATAGTTTAACTATAAACAAGGAGACTAACGATATATCTAAACTATTAGCATTAACAAAGAATGGCCAAGGATTCTTAAATAATTATGGTAATTCTTCACAAATATTAATTAACACCGATCGCATAATATTAAACACAAAGCGAGATTATCTAATGTTATTTGGAGAAGCTGGTGTTGCTATATCTTCGAAGAATCCAGTTAACATTGACTCTGATTCAAGTGTGACAGTTGCAGCTGCAGAAGGTATCTTTTTAGGTGTTCCAAATAACGGAGAGCCTTACGATCTAGATAATCAAAAGAAACCAAGTACAAAAGGAGATCCAACCGTAGACCAAGCATATGAACCAGTACCATTAGGTATAAAGTTAGCTAATTTATTAGAGGATTTATTTGTTATTTTAAAAAATGCGAGAATTGCCACACCGATGGGCTTAGCTTATTTTAGAGAAGATACTCAATATGATATGGCAAACCTACAAGCAAGATTACCAGAAATATTAAGTAGCTTAGTGTTTGTAGATGGTATTAGTCATGAAGCAACAGATCCAGCTCCAACAGCACCAACTGTAATAACAAACTCAACAGGCACTGCAAGTGAAAGAGGAGGTGGAGATGCAGGTGCTGGGGGAACTCCTATAGTTGGTAGTGGAACTGGGGTGAATGCGAATAAGCTAAGAGCTACTTTGCGCGAACTGGGGTATAGTGAAAAAGGTAGTGAAATTGATAATGGTCAAGTAGACATAAGTGTAAATATAGAAAGAGCTGTATCATCCCTTCTGAGAACAATCAAACAACAACTACCAAACGTAAACGTAATCATCACCGGTGGAAATGATAAGTATCATCAAAACTTAAAATATAACTCAAGACATAAGATGGGTAATGCCATAGACTTAGTTGTATCACCAAGAGACAATCAAACACTCGATAGTGTAGTAAAGATATTACGTCAATATGCAGCAGGAAATAATCCTA